AATCCCCTCACTACACAGCAACAAGCAGCCATCCGTCACTTGCAAGAGTGGCGGGTCGGTGCGCTCTTCATGGAACCGGGAACGGGCAAGACCCGTGCCGCGATGATGCTCGCCAACTCCACGCCATGCACCGAGGTGATATGGGTCGGACCGCTCCGAACGGCTGCAACGACGCAAGCCGAAGCTGCCAAGTGGGGCGGTTTCCGAATGCCCGTCACCTATTGGGGTGTGGAGAGCCTGAGCGGGAGCGACCGCATCTACACCAACCTGCTCAACCAAGTGGAGCAAGCCAAAGAGCCGATGGTCATCGTGGACGAGTCGCTGAAGATCAAGAACGCCGATGCCAAACGCACCAAGCGGCTGTTAGAGGTCGGACGCAGGGCGCAATGGAAACTCGTGCTCAACGGTACGCCCGTCAGCCGGAACCTGCTCGACATGTGGCCGCAGATGGAGTTTCTGTCGCCGAAGATTCTCGGCATGAGCCTGACGGAGTATAAAAACACCTTCACTAAGTGGACGAAAGTGACCAAGCGTATCGGGTGCCGGTCGTACAGCCGTGAGTTCGTCACCGGCATGGAGAATGTGGACTACCTTCACTCGCTCATCCGCCACTATGTCTATGAGTGCGACCTACATCTGAACATCGCCCAGACATGGTGTGAAATAGGCTACACCATCACCGACGAGAGCCGCGATGCCTACAACGACATCAAGGATGACTACCTGCGGGACGAGAACCTCGAATGGCGCAACAATAACATCTTCCTCGCCATGACCACCGAGATGCAAATGGCGTACACTATCGACGAAGGCAAGATGGAAGCCGTGGACGGACTGCTGCAAACGCTGCCACAGGACCAGACGATCATCTTCTGCCGCTTCATCAAGGCGCAAGACGAATGCCGCCGCCGTTGGCCGAAGGTGCAAGTGCTGTCGATGCAGAAGGAGTCGCTTGGGCTGAACCTTCAGCAGTACCGCCACACCGTGTTCTTTGACCGCGTATGGGACTATGCGCTCATCCTGCAAGCCTCACGGCGTACCTTCCGAACAGGACAGGAGCAGGACTGTCACTACTACGAACTGACTGCCGACACGGGGCTTGACCGCCTCATGCGTAATAATATAAATAAGAAGGTCTCCATGAGCGAGTACCTGAAGAAAGTGACCAAGGAGGAGTTGCATGAATGTCTTTGAAGCAGCACAAGAGCGGATAGCATATTGCCTGCGGGAGTTTGATTACGTCTATGTGTCGTTCAGCGGCGGCAAGGACAGTGGCGTACTGCTCGAACTGACCGCGATGGAAGCCGCCAAGCAGGGCAAACGGTTCGGCATCTACCACATGGACTACGAGGCGCAGTACAACCTCACCACCGACTATGTGCAACAGACCCTCGACCGCTACAAAGACCGAGCCGACATCTACCACATCTGCGTGCCGTTCAAGGTGACGACTTGCACCTCGATGTTCCAATCGTACTGGCGACCGTGGCAGGCAGACTTGCAAGACCTATGGGTGCGACCGATGCCGGAGCGTGCGAAGACCGCCGACCGTTTCCCGTTCTACCGTCCGAACCAATGGGACTATGACTTTCAGCGCGAGTTCGGTGAGTGGCTCTGCGAGAGCAAAGGGCGCGTCTGCTGCTTGGTGGGCATCCGTGCCGAGGAGAGTCTGAACCGATGGCGCACCGCCTTTGCCGAGAGCGAGAACCGCCGCCACTACGACGGCAAGCAGTGGACAACGCTGCAAGGCAAGTGCGTGAACGCTTACCCCATCATTGACTGGCTGCTGGAGGATGTATGGACCGCCAACGCCCGCAACGGTTGGCAGTACAACCACCTGTACGACCTCATGTACCTCGCCGGTGTGCCAATCCACAAGATGCGCGTCGCCTCGCCGTTCCTGAGCGAAGGACAAGAGACCCTGCGGCTCTACCAAGTCATTGAGCCGGACACGTGGGGAAGGCTCGTCGGACGGGTGAACGGCGTGAACTTCGCCGGACTCTACGGCGGCACGACCGCAATGGGTTGGAAGAACATCACCAAGCCTGTACATTTCACATGGAAGCAGTATATGTACTTCCTGCTCGACACCCTGCCCGAAGAGACGCGGCGCGGCTACCTTGACAAACTCGCCACCTCGATGCGGTTCTGGAAGGAGCGCGGAGGGTGCCTCTCGGATGAGGTTATTGCCGAACTGCAAGCGGCAGGCGTACCGATGGAGGTGCTGACCGACACCAACTACAAGACCGACAAACGACCCGTGCGGATGGACTACCTCGACGACATCGACATCCGAGCCTTCAAGGAGATACCCACCTACAAACGGATGTGCATCTGCATCATCAAGAATGACCACCTCTGCAAGTATATGGGCTTCTCGCTCACCAAAGACGAAATGACACGCCGCAAGGCTATACAAGACAAATACAAAGACCTATGACATCACCCGTTTATAACATTCAGGCGATACCCGTGGAGAAGATTCACGCCAACGCCTACAACCCCAACCATGTGGCACCGCCGGAGATGCGGCTGCTGTACGAGTCCATCAAGGAGGACGGCTACACTATGCCAGTGGTGGTCTATCCCAGACCCGACGGCGACTATGAGATAGTGGACGGCTACCACCGCTACACCGTCATGCTCACCCACCGCGACATCTACGAGCGGGAAGGCGGCAAACTGCCGTGCTCCATCCTCGACAAAGACCTGTCGAACCGCATGGCTTCCACCATCCGCCACAACCGGGCACGCGGCTCGCACAGTATCGAACTGATGATGAACATCGTCGGCGAACTCAAGAAAGCAGGCATGTCCGACGCATGGATCATGAAGGAGATAGGTATGGATGCCGACGAACTGCTCCGCTACAAGCAGCTGAGCGGTCTCGCCGAACTATTCCGGGACAAGTCCTACTCCGAAGCAAGTATATAACTAATAAAGAAAGGATGGAAAAGGTATGAAAGTCTATTTTGAAGCATCAGGAGGTGAATTGGGCGGTGATAAATACACAAGAATCTTTGTGACGGCATACGTTTCACCGACAAAGGACGGCCACGACTACCATTTCACAAGCAAAGGAGAACGCTCGCAGTTTTCATGGGTACATCCGAAAGATGCGAGGGTGTTTGACAGCAAAGACCTGCCGCGCGACCTGCTCTATTCGTTCAAGCACGGCGTTTGGCGTTTTGATTTACCGGGCGACAAGGCCGATAACTGGACACCAGAAGACCTTATCTACGAGAAGGTAGATCGTAAGAGGCTCGCCCCACTCCGAAGGGTGCAAAAGGCACTGACGGACGTGAAGACGTTGGAGGAGTTCTGGAAGTTGTACCCGCTAATCAAGAAATGCGGCTACATATCGGGCGATATGATAGAGACCTTATTCAGACTAATCGGCATTCAGCGCACACCGATGTACAACGGCGAACTCGGCTTGGCATGGATGCAAGACGTTGAGATGTTCCAATTCTTCTGTGCACACTTCTGCGACAGACCGTTGGAAGATATACAAGAGATTATCCAACAAGCGCGAGCACAAAAACTATAAGCAATATGGCAAACAAACGAAACACCGTCATCTTCTTCGATGACCTGAAAGAGACCGCGCAGATGCGCCTTATCAGCCAAGAGATGTGGCATATCCTCGACACGGAGGACGAACCGGCAGTACGCTCGCTCAAAATTGACGAAGAGCTATACGGTTATGATCCTGACCCAGCCAAGCAGACCGTAGAGCAGAACATCTATGCCAACGTGGTCATCAACCGCGTGTCGGTACCGTACCTGCTCGTTTGGGACTGCGAGCAGGCGGAGTTCACAACCGTCATAAAGGGCGAGGTGGACCCCAAAATATATGGAGAAAACAACTAAAACAAAACATCATGAAAAAGGTATTATTTATCATCATGCTTATGCTGTCGATGGGATTGGCGGCAAAAGCGCAAGAACAAGCAAACGGCACGCAACAAGACAGCGTGCAAGTAGAAAACCAAGCAGACAACGTGCGAGTGGTCGATATGAACCGCACCTTCAGCGTCGGAGGAAACGCATTTATGATGCTCCGATCCAACAACGCCGCAAAGAAGGAGATGAGACCTCTGGAGTGGGTGCTGAAGAATGATCGAATCAATGACACGAACATCGTTACGTTAGATGTAAAGAACAGACGCACAGGCGATTTGGAAGCGTATCAGGTATGGACAGAGGGTGTGAACGTGACTATGAAGATCATGTCTGACGGGACAACCTTATACGAAGTAAGCGATGACGTATTCAGCCACCTCCGTATAATGGAGATAGACCTCGGGACTGTTATTATGTTTTACTCTGAACTGCTAAAACAATGAGCCAAGACACAACCAAAGAGAAGGGTGACAATGCCGCTGCAAAGGCGATTGGACTGAAACTGAAAATGTTGAAGGTGGAGCGCGGGCTGACATCGGCGGCGGTATGTGAACGAGCAGGCATCAAAGCCCCGACACTCACCGCCATCGAGAACGGCTACTACAACGTCGGCATCCGGCAGATAACCGAAGTAGCTGCCGCCCTCGACGCACACATCGAAATCGTCAAGAACGAGTAATAGGCATTTTCTTGTGATTTTATTGCCGATTATTAAGAAACGGACTGCAACCTTTGTGCATGTCCGTTTTTTGTTGTACCTTTGCACCCGCAGACATAAATAAAATCCCATAGTATGAAAAAGAGCATTATTCTTTGTGCCCTCGTGGCACTATTGTGCGGCTGCAACAAGAACGAGCCGCAAGCAAATCATCAAGTAACATTCCAAGTTGCCGGAATGGTAGCAGAAAACCAACCGCTGAAAGTAGCTCCTCTAACCGATGACGATGGCATTCAGATGACCGACCTCTACATGTTTGATGGTTCTGACATCATCGCGCACCAACAAAACACAGACGACGACTTCGGAACCATCACTGTCCTGCTCACAGCAGGTACGCACCACTTGCACTTCATCGCAACACGATCGACAGGTCTTTCGTATGCCGATGGTGTGCTAAATTGCACAAACCTGCGACCGACATTCGGCAAACACTACGACATAAACGTGACGGGTGGTTCGGAGCAGAATCTTAGCCTTGACCGATTGACAGGCCAAGTGATCATCACGATTGAAGACGAGATACCGAGTGGAGCGAACCAACTGCGTATTCAGTTCGGAGACTATTACAAAGGAATCAACCCGACAACATTCGCTGCAACACGCATCGGCGAGTTTGATCAGCCGATAGACATTAGCGGAAAAGTAGGTAGTTCCGATAATTCGTGGACACTCAATGTCCTTGTGCCAGTGTACGGCGAGGAACACGAGACAACCTTCACGCTGACTGCCACCAACGCAGGAGGCGATGTCATCGGTGTTGCTACCGGCACAATGATGTGTAACAGCAACACCAAGACGCTGCTGCATGGTGAGTTATTCAAAGGGACAAACTCCATCCTCACACTTACAACGTCATGGAAGGCAGACGAAGACGTGACTTTTTAACGCCTGAGACACATGCGGTCGAGATTCGTTCACATATCCTTTGCGCTTCTGGTACTTATCCAGTTACTTTTCATTTCGTGCCGGAACGACGAACCGAACGGCCCTTCTGATCATTCTGGTGGCACCAACGAAAAGGTAGGTACAGCCGTCTATTGGACCGACTCGACCGAGTGGCGGGTGCATGTGTTTGCCAGCGGCGTGCTATACGGCAGCGGCTATTCTGTCGATTCTCCGTACCACATACCGACAAAAGACGAGGCGTACACGCTCAAAACGATCACCTATGGACCGAGCGGAAAGCGGTATGTCACCTGCGACGGTTACACATTCGGTATGCCATCGGCCAGCGTGACCAAGGCCGGATCAAAGACCAAGTACAACGTGCTGGGACTTTGGCAGCGCGCGACAGTCATAACCATCAACTTCTGACACGCAAAAACCCTCTGCCTTCCGTGGCCGAGAGTTGCAGACATAATCGGCGTTAGACAAAGACGGCCCATATCCGTCACGACAGAGAGTTAAACTCCAAGTGTGCGAATATGGGTCGCTATTTATGTCCAATTTATGTCTGCGGGTGCAAAAGTACTGCTTTTTTATGACATACGCAAATTTTCGCGCATTTTTAGACCATTTTGCTAACGTCACCGAAATGGTCATGCCTTCAGCACATAGTCAATCACCTTGCGGTTCCACTTGGCGGTCAGCCGCCAATCAGGGTCTCGATAAGATGTGCCATTGACGGTACGATCAATATGCCCGATAGACTGGTTAATGATATAGTCCGGGCACTCCAACTCCGCTGCAAGAGACACCCACGTTCTGCGGATGATAGCCATGTTCACCTTAAAACCTAACTCCTTGCTCAATTCCAAATATGCACCATCCAACCGCCACTGAAGGCACCTGCACCCGGCTGAGAAGTTGAACATCCGACCGTCACCGGCATATCGCATCACTATCTCACTCAATTCAGGCTCAACACGAACATGCGTGTGCCGATGCGTCCGACGATTCACCTTCTTGCGCACGTAAACCGCCTCGTCATCCATTGGTAGGTCGTACAAGTCTTGAAAATTCAGACCGCAAAGGTAGAACGAACTCAGAAGCACATCTTTTGCTCGTTGCAACTTCGGATTGGAGCACTCAAATGCGATGAGTTTGTGCATCTGCTTATTAGACAGGCGCACGATGTCGTGTTCAGGAACCGGCTCAATCCGATAATCCAGATACGGATCATTGTCACGGCTGCACATCTTCATCCTTAGCCCCTCCTTATATGCTGCCTTCATTAGACTCTCGACCTTATGCCGTGTAGGCTCACCTTTACCCTCGCTCCGTAACCACGCCTTCATATCTACAAGCCTTTCGTAGTCCAAATCCAAGAAAGACAAACCGTCCAGCTTTCGTGCTTGCATATATGCGAAAACAATCCGCCACACATACGCGAAGTTCTCACGGGTCCGCACCTTATCCTTACTTTGCCCGTACTTATCCAAGAAAGCCATGAAATCCGCCGTCTGCTGCGTTTTCTTTTTCTTTTGGACTAATTGTACGGCCGACTGCTTTCGTGCCTTCTCTCCGAAGATATACGAACGCAATTCCTTTGCACTCATCTGCTCCAGTTGTTCCTTACCGCCATCAGCACGCAGAAGGTCAAAAATACCCTCCTCATACTGACGAACAATTCCAGCCAACTGCTCACGCTTATACATTGCCATCGGTGCACGCTTGCTGATAGCGTCATAGATATTGCTTCCGTTGAAGTACACTGGCTCAACCATCACCCCGGTAGGATGCCAAGCGTTGGTTCCTCGATGACTAATCCGCAGACGTACCTGCTGCATCCCGTTTTTCTCCGTCCGATCGTCCAGACGTAAAATAATACTTGCCATAATCTTATATTTTGTTAGTTAGTTCTAAATTTGTCGGTAACATTTTCGCATTGTTACCGATTTTGTTACCGATTTTTGCGCTATTCCGTACCAATTCGGGGATATTTCGTACCAACATTACTATCGATTCAACCCACATTTGGCATATATAAACGCAAAAAAACGAATAGGCTGGATTTCTCCAACATATTCGTTTCTAATTATTTACGGGCTTTTTGCCCTTATTTGAGCCACTTCCCGGACTCGAACCGGGGACCTACGCATTACGAAGGATTTTCCGCGGCTGATTTTCAGGGGATTATACATTGTTTTTATTATTTGTTACCGATTTGTTACGGGTGGTACCCCGTTACCAGTATTTGCCTTAGTGCCCACGCGCCGATGTGCTTCTCCTTATAGAATCCGGGCGTGTGTATGTTCGTGATCGTATCTGTGTGCGCATATGTGTATATAGAGACAGGTGCGCAGTACATTTCTCGATATTCGTTATTGGTCAGAGTATCGGAGCCGACTATCATCTCATATGTGTCCCACCCGGTATAGTGAATGTAGTGGTCAGGGAATTGACGCGTCTCGATACGGATGGAGTCATAGTAGATAAGATCACCATCAACCGCTGCAATGTGGTACATCGTGTCTGTGCTTGTGCGCTCAGGAACGAAGACATCCCTGCTTGTGTCGGTAGTTTTACAACACGATGCAAATAGCACGACGGCAAATATGTATATGAGATACCTCATTTTGTCAGCACGTATAAGAAGATGTCACCGACGAAGTAGTATCGGTCATCTGTATCATCGTGTTCCTGCTCTATATGACCCGTAATAGCCAACGGAAATTTACGGCCAAGAGAGCGGATATAGTCGGTACATCCTGCTGGGATGAATCCGAGATGGTGCCCGTCTTGTGCATAAATAGCGATTGCGTTCGGATCGTGTTCGTTGTCCGGGTCAGGTTTAAGGTAGCCTTCAAAGTCACCAATATACGCTGCAATGTTCTCGCGGTAATTGATGCCGGCGATGTTGTAATCTTGCAATTCATAGATGCGAGAATACGATCCGTCTGGAAGTTTCTCAGGAATAGGACCATCGTAGGTCATGTTCAACGCTGCCTGTAAGGTGTATTCATCTCCGTACAGTTCGGCTTGGCGTTTTACTTCCATGAGAAGCATCATGCGGTTTGCCTTTGCTAACAAGTCATCCGTAGATTGTTCATGTGAAGAATGTTGTGCAGGTGCTGTCGGTTTGGCAGCGGTTTCGGTAGATATTCCGAAGAGTTTTTGCAAAAAGTTTGCCATATTTTCGTATTTTTTTGTTTGGGTCGCAAGTCGGCAGCCTGCCCGCCCGTAAGCCTATTTATTATTTATATATAAATAAATAGGCACGGGCTTGGGCTTGGCGACGACAGCGGGGTCTCATTTTCGTGGTTTAACGGTCAGTGCATCAATGATGGTATTGAGGCGGAGTTTGTCTTTCTCAAGATCGGCGATGCGTTTGTCCTTCTCGTCTAAAAGAGCTTGCACCGGGTACGGGATAGTAGAAGTGCCGACATAGATTGAGCCACCGGCACTGCTGCCGCTCACCTCGTTCTTCGTATTGTGTATATGTGGACGGTCGGCGGTCTTTTGCATCTGCCCTTCACCCAAGATGAGCCAGTTAGCATCTATATCATGGAACATATACAGCAACTTGAACAATGTAGAGAACTGAATCAGAGCATTGTCGTTTATCTGATGACGCAGACGCACTCTCTCGTTCTCGTTGTCGGTCAGATTAGCTATTGCCATGTGCTTATGTCCAAGCAAAGCCCTGATCCTTTCTTTGCACATTTTTTCCTCGTTTGATACAGCCATAAAATTTACTATTATTAAGATTTTATTTACTGCCGTTTGGAAAAAGCGCACAAATTTTGTTTGTTTCAAATAAATTTTGTACTTTTGCACTCGATTTTGAAAGTGTGGCATAAAGGCACAAAGAAAGCAGACCGCGGTGGCGGCAATTTCCAAAGGCTTCAGTTGAGTCAATTATCCCGGCAAGGATTCACTCACGACCCTCACGCTTGAGAAGTCAAAATGTTAAACTCTGTTTTTCCAAGGAGGTGCGGATGGTACCAATATCCGCCCTCTATGGAAAGGGGTTGCAAAGATACGAAAATTTAATGGAATGTACAAAATATGTACGTACTTTCCAAACAATCGGCAAATTTATCTTAAATATAGTATATTATGGCACGGAGAAAAGCAGACTATGACAGCTTGATTATTCAGGAGTTCTTGAATAAGGCGCAGGCGATGGCTTACACGAACTGCAAGACTGAGGAGAAGTTCGACGAGTTGATCCATCCGTATGTGCATACCTACCAAGGCAGTCAGGGAGTGGACTACTACGTGCCAGAACTGAGAAAGCGAAAACTGGCGATGGTAGTGACCACGCCGACTATGTAATTCAACATATTCATTTCTGACGTACTCATTTACGACACAACAATCAAGGGCGGTGAGGCCGCGACGGATAGCCGCCTGCAATCTTTGACAAAACTGAAACAATATAAAGCGTTTCCCAACGCATTGCACCTCCTAACTACTTGGGTGAAAGTAGGCTGCTTTTACAACATAAGAATAAATCAATATAGGGCGATGGTGCAACGCCCACCTAAACAGGGGTGCGACTGTACAACGCACAAGTTACTGATATTTTAAATCTCATTATTAGGTCGGAAGTACCGAGAGGAAGAGCCGACCACAAACTACAACGGAGGTGCTACCGTATAAAGAGCACGGTGATCTTTAACAGCTATTGTTTAGCAATAGTCAAACCAAAACTAATTATTAACAATTAAACGGGGTTAAAGGAGACCCCAGTTAAGGTTTGCTACTTCTTCTGCATGAGCTCCACGGCTTAGGTAGTGCTGGACAATAGCAAACGCTAATTAATAATCCAAGAGCGATGATGCCGAGACGGATAGTCGCTCACACAGTCGGAAAGGCTCGATAAAATTGGACGAGAGAAATAAGCACAGGATAAAGCCCACGCGTTCGGCTCTGTGTGAAAAGCGTCGGACTCCAAGTGGCGAGAGTTACGCCACCCGACTACAAATCAAAACGAAAATGGCAAACACGGAACACATACACAGTTGCACAAAGTGCCCGGATTATGACCAATGCCCGCGCAAGACATGGTTCTTGGAATACGACCCGAAACACTGCCATTTCCGGTTGCAAAGATGACAACAAAAACACAGGTATACTTAGACCAACGCGCAAGTATACTTGGACATACCACTCAAGTATACTTGGACGAAAACGCAAGTATACCACTACGAAAAACAACTAAAAATAACATGGATATGAAAACAGCAAAACGAATCAAATTAGCATGGGCGGTGATCTGCACCGTCATCGCAATCGGTTTATGCGTGGCCGTGTGTCACGAGTGGAAGGCTCAGGGCGTGGACATGCCGTTCAGCTTCATCGCCGCGTGCCTGTTCTATTGCGCCGGGTGCGTCGGTCTGTTCATCGGCGGCAAGGAGTTGGTGGACTTCATCGACTACTGGTGGTTCAACGGTGACGAGTACTACAAGAAAGACCGCAGATGACCAAGGCCGAATGTCACGGTTGCACCTTCTGCCAAAAGCCGAAAGGCAAAAAGCAATACTGGTGCATGGTGCCGTACAGCAAGATGCCGATAAGGAAAGTCATCAGCTGCCTATGGTGGCACCATTACGGGACAGACAAAACAGCAAGACAAATTCAAAACAGATAAGATATGACAGAACAACAAAAACAACACGCAGCGGAGGTGCTGGTGAAGAATAGCATGATGCTTCTCGGCAGCACGGCGGAAGAGCCGAAGTTTCTTCCGAAGGTGTTCGTCGTCAATGGCAAGTGCTATTGGTTCCTGAATGTGGCACGCCGCGCTGCATTCGGCACCGAGCACCCCATCGAGGTGATGACCATCGCCGACGCTTGGGAGATACACTTGCACCTGCCTGCCGATACGCTCAAGAAGGAGTGCGTGGACAGCAACTTTGACCAGACGGGCGACACCTACTATGACAGTCGGCTGTTTGATGACCGCAAGAGCATCCTGACGAGCATGGTGCCGAACCCGGTCATCAAGTACGTCAGCGGCAAGGCAGACCTGTCGGCGGTGGCGGACATGCCGATCAATCGCATGTTCCTCGGTGTCCGTGCGCAGAACATCCTCATGAAGTTAGGTTGCAAGACCTACGGCGATGCGCTCAAGTTCGGTCGTGAGCCGATGAGCAAACTGCGCAACGTAGGAGCCACGACCATCAGCGAGTTGGACGCAGAGTTCGACCGCGTGGGACTGTGGAATCAGTGGAAATACAACAAACCTATCGCATAACTATGGCAGAGCTCGCTGAACATGTCATCAACACGAAAGTCACCGAGTCGGCGAAGAAGCGGCTGGAGGCTATTTGTCAGCAGTACGACTTCACGTTGTACGACATGCTGCAAATGCTGTGCGACTGCCTCATCCGTTACATGGACGACTTTCACAACCTCGACGAGAACCTCATCCGCGTCATTCGGATGTTCGAGGGTCTGCCGGGTTGGAAGAACGCCTTGCGTCTGACCGAGGACATGAGCGATGCGCAAGTGATGGAAGCGTTCTATGTGCTGCGTCATCCGAAGGGAAAAGGTGCAAGCCGCTTGGTGCATGTGCTCCGTCCGGTGATGGAGGGCGACGCGGAAGGGTGGCAGGCGACCTACAACTCGCAGGAGCAGTTGGAGCGGTTCATCGAGCTAACGAACGAAAGCCTGTATAAGCACTTGCGGATGGTGGGTGTGTCACTCGGCACCGAGTCGTTCCTTGACACGATCCATCGGATAGCTGATGCGTATGCCGAGAACCCGGACGAACAGGAACTGCGGTTGCAATTCGAGAACAACGACTGGCACAAGGGTTCGCAGATGTACGAGCAGAAGCCCTGCAAGCGGACCTACACGCCGAGCGAGGAGACACAGCAAAAGTTATTTGAAGTAGAAAACCCAAATAAGGAGGAAGAACAATGAAATTTTTAGCAACAATCGAGAGCGTGAAAGTAGCACGCCAAAGACAAAATGACGACGGCACATGGTCGCCAGTGTACGGAGTTAAGTTAGTGTCGGGCGACGACGAAATCATCGCTGAGAGCTATCGGACCAAAGAGAGTCTGACCAAGGCAGGCATCATTGCCGGTGCGGTCGGAAAGGCGCAGATTGAGTTCAAAGTCAAAGAGGGCACAAGTGAGAAGACAGGTAAGGATTACTGCTTCCAGCAGATCACCTTGCGCGGTTTCGACCTTGCGAATCGGAATATCTCGACGGAAAGCGCACAAACGGCAGCAGGTGGGGCAACTGAGCAGTCCAAAGAAGAAAAGCCCGCAGAAGGCACGCAAGTGCCAGCAGAGCCGCAAGAGCCAAAACCCGAAGAAGGAAAAACAAGTGATTTACCATTCTAAAAAGAAAAAGTTATGATCTACGAAGTAATAAAATTGGACGGAAAGCATGAGTTTGTGGAGAAGCCCGAAAAGACCCGCTTCACTACCAACGAACTCATCAACCTCATCGGTGGGTGGTTCACACTCCGTTGGGCGTATTCCGAGACCCACAAAGACAGCCAAGGCCGCGACATTGAAACGATGTACTGGCTCTGCTCGTGGGATTCAGCGTGTGGCGACGATGCAAAGCGTCCGCCGCTTAACAAAGAAGCAATGGCAGCATTCCACATCGAGGCACCTATCTACGGTGAGGCAATCGTGGCTCAAAGTAGCTGCTTCTAATTTGTAACCTCTTGCACGAAACATGGACACGCAAGACAACAAATATGACTTCATAGCGGAGCAGGAGCACAAGGAAGTGCCCGTGCCGGAAGAGAAACCGACCTTCCTCGCGGATGACGATTGGTACTCGGCCGACGTGTCGCATGACTTCCTCGACTTCACCGAACCGTACCGCGCCCCTCGGTACACGCTGCAAAGAGGTGACAGAGCCTTCGCCAACGTCGGCGAGTTGCACATCATCTCGGGCAAGCCGGGCAACGGCAAGACCGCGCTGATGACGATGCTCATGGCGGCGATACTGAGCGGCAGGTACGGCAAGCTGGAGTACATCCTCAAGGAGCGTCCGACCCCGTTGGTGCTGTACATCGACACCGAGCAGGGCAAGGACGACACGATTGCGCTCAAGAACCGCGTCTGCTCGATGGCGGGCATCGACTACCGGCAGGAGAGCAAGCAGTTCATCATCCTGCGGCTCCGCGACACCGAGAAAGAGACCGACCGTTGGCGCAAGATACTCAAAGCCATCTGGCTCGTTCGCCCGACCGACATCTTCCTCGACGGTATCCTTGACCTCGTGAAGGACTACAACGACCAAGTGGAGTGTCAGCCCATCATCCGCAAGTGCATGATGCTCGCCAACGAGTACGACACAAGCCTTTGGATGGTGTTGCATGAGAACCCGCTGGTGTCGAAACTGGTCGGCACACTCGGTTCGATTGCACAGCGCAAGGTGGCTGAGATATTCTCGGTCATCAAAACCAAGCAATGCGACCTCAAGCCGAACGAGCAGCAGATGAACATGCCGGAGATTTACTTCACGGTGGATCAGGTGAAGGCACGCGGCAAGGATGTGGACAAATGGTGGTTCAAGTACACCGACGCGAACGGATGGGGCATGCCGGAAGAGATAGACGGACCCGTGACGGTTGGCGAACTGTACGAAGAACCTGCAAAGACCGAACCGACACCCGAAGAGGTGGAGAACATGGTCAGCGTGATTGGCACTCGTCAGAACATCAGCCTCACCACCTTGCGTGAGGACATGAAAAAGAAATGGAGCATCGGCAGCACTAAGGCGAAAGAGTACATCGACCGCGCCGTGCATCTGGGCTTCCTGACGGTAAGTGATAACAAGTACACCGCGAACCCGGTAGAGCGGTTCGATAACGATAACTATAAAATGCCGTTTTAATTATGCACGACACATTACGAAACCACAAAGTAAAAGTCATGGTGAGCAACAAGCCGCTCATCGCAGTCAAAGTTAGACCAAACGACCCCTGTCCATGTGGCAGCGGAAAGAAGGCAAAACATTGTTGTGGAACTGAAACAAAATACTACAAGCCAAAGGACTAATTTAGACCGGCAGCCCACCCGCCCCACAAGCCTATATTTATTCTTGAATAAATAAATATAGGCGTGGGGACTGGGCTACGGGCTACGCCGGGCGAACTCAATCGGAAAGGGTCGCGCGTGCGATGATAGCATACAGTAGGTACACCCCCAACCCCCAAACGGCGGCGGCGCGGCGACAAAAGTACCTCAGTAGCGATACACCCGGTATCGCAGTAGCAATACAAGCAGTACCTCAGTAGCAATACCAAACATGCCAAAAATCAAAGACGACATAGTAGAGAAAATCAAAGCATCCGCGAACATCGTGGACGTGGTTGAGGACGCAGGGTTCCAACTCCGTCGGAAGGGTGCGCACCTTGAATGCCTGTGCCCGTTTCATGCGGACAGAAACCTCGGATCGTTTGTAGTAAATGAGCGGAGGAACTTCTACTACTGCTTTAGTTGCGAAGCCAAAGGTGATGCAATAAAGTTCGTGATGGAGTACCACAAACTCAGCTACCGCGACGCGCTCCTGTACATTGCCGCAATCTATAATATCTATGTCGAAGAGGATGACCACTACAAAGATATGGTAGCAAAGCGCGAGAACTACAAAAAGACATTCGTGCCGCGCGAACCGCTGCCACCTTTGAAGTGGATGGTGTGGCCGCTCGGATATACCGAACCGTATATGCACCATGCCGAAGACAATGTACTGCTTACATGGATGCGCGGCAAACTGCCGGAGCAGTTCAAGTCCAAACTGGATGACATGATTGAGCAGTACCGTGTGGGCACAAGCCTCAAAGGGTACACGGCTGGTTGGGTGATATGGCCGCAGATTGATATGGAGATGCGTCTGCGTGATATGAAGTTTATGAAGTATAAGGCAGACGGACACCGAGACAAAGAGTGGAATCCGAATTGGATGTCGTCCATGTTAGCCAAGGCAGGGCAGATGGATGCCGACACCTACGAGGCGAGACGCTGCCTGTTCGGTTTGCACCTTGCGAAGAAATACCCAAAGGCTCAGATAGCATTGGTGGAGAGTGAGAAGACCGCACTGTTATGTTCAGCCTTTTGTGATCCTAACATAAAGATATGGATGGCGGTTGGTGGTCTCAAGTTCTTCAACGCCGAAATGCTTGACCCACTAATCAGGGATAACCGAGACCTTGTTGCCTACCCTGATATAGATGGCATGGAGAAATGGCAAAGAGCGATTGACTCTATTGGCTACAACCTATTGACCATGACCGTCAATATGCGGCCTGTCAGCGAAGGCGGGCAGTACGACCCCATCAAGGACGGACCCAAAGCCGACATCGCCGACATCATGATCCGCCTCATGTCCGACATACCCGAGACCGAGGCGGAGAAGGTGGCACGGATGCTCGGCGCATACGACAAGGTGCAAGACATCGCCTACATGATGGACAAACTAAACTTGGAGATAGAGCAATGAAACGATACAGACCCGAACACATGAAGATGCTCAACGATAAGCGGTGGCGTGAGACCAAGGCTGTCGTGTGGCAGCGAGCCAAAGGCTTGTGCGAGTGGTGCATAAGAGACGGCATCGCGGCAGGCGTTCCCGGTGGATGGATACGCGCCGGAGTGGACTGCCACCACCTCGTCCCCTTTGAGTCCGGCAAGACCGCGGCAGAGATGGAGCGGCTGTGCTACGACCCGAACAACTGCGTGCTGCTGTGCGTCGAGCACCACCGAGCCGAGCACAACCAAGCCGGCTACCACAAGAAGGAAGCGGTCAAGGCACGCAGAGAGCAAGCCTTCGAGCGATGGAAGGCGAAGCGTCGAGCGTCCAACCCTCCCCCCACTGATTTTTCTTCGGGGGGCCTCTGACTCCCAAATCCACTTGCCCTCTCTTGAATCGAGAGACTAAAGTTTGAAAATCTGCTTTTTCCCCAGCACAGGGGACAAATAACAAGGAACACCAACCCCACGGAGAATGCAAATTCCCACTTATAACGAAAAAGAATTTATGGAAACAACAAACGAAGAGTTTAACTTGGAAGCCTTCATGAAAGTCAAGATTGACAATATCTTTGCTCATGGTCGAGATATGGGCTTCACCAATGAGCAAATCGCAAAGGTTTTTGAAGAAAGCGTCCGTATGGCATATAACGGTTTGTACTATGGTCAAGAGGTAAGTCCTCACCTCCGAGAGATGCAAATCAAGATGAAGGCACACCAGCAAACACCTTATTACAAAGCATTGCACGCTCTGTTCCAATTAAACTTCTACACAGCATGGACTGCTTGCGATCCAGACTCGCAACAACTTGTGAATTATGACCGAAAGATTTTGCTTGACATAATTGACGAGAACACAAGAGTCCGTCTAATCATGCACCGCCAAAGAGGAGGTATAGAGTTTCTTGTGCCGGGTTTAGAACTGACATCGCTCAAGTCTGAACTCCTGCCGCAGTATATGAATGACATCGTGACCAAATTGAAGACTAAACTCGATGAGGACGAAAAACAAGGATTTTAACTATGCCCAAGCACAACACGACACCGATCCAACTGCCGGCAGAGCAACCTGACTGCTGTGCGCTCTGTCCGCTCGTAGGCATTATCCCAAAGGCGAACCGCCCGAAAGGCACGAAAGAGACGCATTGCTGCCTCGGTACGATGGAGGCTCTCAGCGGTCGCGGCATCAACGTCCGTGCCAGCGAGAAAGACAGCCGCCACCCGTGGCACCGTCCCTGCGACACCAAGTGGCAAGCGTGGATGCTCTTTCCGAAACGCACGCTCTACATCAGCTCCATCGCCTACATCCAGTGCCGTGTGCCCTACGAGCAATCCCGACAACTGACATTCAAATTTCATAAATGATATGGCAACACCCAACCCGCCGAAGGTCCGCAGACCTTTGTACAATTACCCTGACAAGTACGCTGCCCTGATCCGTCAGGGGTTCGATGAAGCGGCAGCAAGTAGAATGGCACACAATATACCCGTGATTTATGGCTAAGAAGAAACAAAAAGGAACAAACGGCTATGTGGCAGAGTTGAACAAACTCGTCAAAGCCGAGTACAACGGCGAGATACCCGCCAAACTCACGATCCTCATCCGCAAGACGGCGCAGGACATGTGCATCATGGACAAGATTTTCGACGATGTGTCCACGACCGAAAGCCTTGTGACCTTTGAGGTAGGCAGTATGGGTCAGCAGAAACCGATGGTGAACGGCCTCGTCACCTACTATGACAAAGCCAGTGCCCGTGTGACGGACGACCTGTACAACCTCGGACTGACTGCCCGCAAGCAGGCTGTCAAGGTGGAAGACCCCGGCAAGGTGGACGATGAAGACCCAATGAAGAAGTTTTATCAAGACGCAAGAAAATGACCCAACAAGACAAACAAATAGCACTCGACATCCTCCGCAGACGGACGGAGGAGCAGCGCGGACAGTTGGCAAGCGTGGACAGCCGACTCGTGGAGTACTACGACGGCCTCATCACCGAGCCGAACTACCACAACGGCTACGAACTGCTGTGCGCCGTCAAGCTGCTCCGACTGATGCGCACCTTCGAGGTGGACGCTGACGAGGTGCAACGCACGCTCCATGTCTTCGAGGGTGACTGGCAGCTCGACCGCAACGGCATCTGGCAGCACCTCGGCGGCGGTGTGAAACAGCCGGGCAGACAGGGCGCGGAGGTGTACCGCTTCGAGCCGTTCCAAGTGTTCGTGTTCACCGCCGTCTATGGCATCAAAGGTTGGATCGACACCGAACTGACGACCGACGACCGCTACCCGACCGCCACCGAGCGCGTCACCGCCGACAACCGCATCGAAGACTTGCGCCGCCTCTGCGTCCGCTTCATCTGCTTCATGCCCCGTAAGACCAACAAGACCGGCCTTGCTGCCCTTATCGGCGCACGGGACTTCATGCTCGGTGATGACGACGCGATGATTGTGTGCTGCGCCAACAGTCAAGACCAAAGCAAGATACTCTTCAAGCGTCTCCAACTGCTGCTCGGCTCGTTTGACCCGCAGGGCAAGCGCATCCGTTTCACCGCGACCGAGACGAACTGGAAACCCGGACAGATGCGGTCGGCTTCGGCTTATGCGATGTCGGCTGGTGGGAAAACGAAAGACGGATTGTTCGCGTCCCTCTGTCTCGCCGACGAGTACGGTTCGGCGGCATACACCAACGGCAACAGCGACATGGGCAACCTCGTCAAAGTCATCGAGTCGTCGATGGGTCCGCGCCGTGAGGGGCTGACCTTCATCACCACCACCGCCGGCAACATCCAGACGGGTCCGTTCGTCGAACTGCTCGAAGCCACACGCAACGGCTTGCTCAACGAGCTCAAGTACGACAGCGAGGACACACCTGCCGTGGCGAACGACCGATGGATGTGCCTGCTGCTCCAGCCGGACGACTGGGAGACCGAGGACGAGACGCTCTTCACCGACCGCGACATACGCCGCAAGGTGAACCCCATGCTCGGCAAGATCGTGCAACACTCGTTCTATGAGCAGGCGATTGCCGACAGCCGCCTCGACCCCATCACCAAGCAGGAGACCATCACCAAGCTGTTCAACGTCTATCGCTCGATGCGCGTCACCAAATGGCTGACCCCGGAGCAGATACGTCCGCGGCAGATCGACCGCCGCATCACCGACTGCCAAGGCGACAACTGGTACATCTTCGTCGGGCTCGACTTCGGCGGCAACGATGACCTGTTCGCCATCAGCTACCTCGGCGTGAACAAACCCACCAAAGAAATGTTCGCCGACTGCGAGGTGTGGATTGTCGAGAGTGCGATGCAAGCCAGCCCCAACCGCCAACTGTACGAGCTGTGGATTGAGCAGGGGTGGCTCAAGGTCTGTCCTGGCGAGGTCTTCAACCCAGACTATGCCATTAACGACCTCATGGTCAAGGCGAAGTTGGGCTTGGACCTCTACATGTTCGGCTACGACCCCGCGCAGTCCATCCAGCCTATCAACACCATCAAGGCGTGGCTCTACTCGTATGGTATAAGCATCGATGTCATCAAACGCATGGTCGTGCCGGTGTCGCAGTCGTTTGTGAACATGAACGGCCTGATTCAGAAGCTCGAATGGGATTTGCTCGGCAAGGAATACAACGTCGAGAACAATTCGTGGAGCTTTACGAACAACAACCCTGCGCTGTACCTAAGCATGAGTCCGTTGTGGCCGTGGTGCTTCGGCAACGCCAAGGTGGAAATCAGTGCGTCGGAGTTGCGTGCCATCCGCAAGAGCAACGAGCACTCGAAGATCGACCCGCTCCACGCCCTGCTCGATGCCTGCTATGTGTACGACCTGAGCGAAGGACAAGTGAATGTGTAAAAAATAAATATAAAAGGAATATGAAACCGCACAAACTAATGATCGGCGACTGGGTAGAAGCCGAAGTACAAGTAGATGACACTGGCACAGAGCCGCTATTTGAAAAACTACGCAAAAGAGTGACCGACATATATACAATCGGGCACAGAGTAGAGATTTCGTTGGAAGACAATGTGCAATTCGGTGCGACATTGAGAGAAATCCGTCTCACGCCGGAGATTCTTGAGGCAAACAACTTCAAAGAGGATTTTGAACACAATGGCATTTATTGGCGACCCGACTGCCGCAAGTTCTGCTTCGTGAAGGAGATTGACGATTGGTACTTTGCCATTCGTTACGCAGGAGGTTATATTTGTATCGCTGAGTGCAATTATGTCTATAAGTTCCGCCACATATTGCGTGATTTGCTTGAGTTAGAAACCGAAGTATATTTAGACTAATTATGGAACCCCAAGAAAACCCCAAAGACCAACCCCTCACACGGGAGGATATTCAGCGGCTGGAAAGCATGTTCCACCAGACCGCCCAAGAGATGTACGTCATCCTGCACGAGATCGAGCAGGGACTATGGGTCATGGCGCACGCCACCAAAGAGTACAAGGCCTATCAGAAAGCGCACGGCAAAGCAGCCGCCGAAGCCATGCTGAGCCAAACCGTGCACGACCAACTCTTCAACCATGACGAGATGTACAATGTCGGCATCATCCTGCGCAAGATCGGCGAACTGAAGCCGTGGCTTGACCGCCTGTTCAATGTCGGCATCGAGGTGCATAAGTCGGTCCCGGACGCAGGCAAGAAAGAGTGGGAAATGGCAGAAGCACTCTTGCACGACGGCAAACTGCTTGCCTACCGCCATGCCTTAATGTGTTGTATTAACCCCGCCGACGACATCAAACTCGATTCGACGCTCAAGGCCCTCGCGAAAGACCGCACCATTTCCGACAGAATCCTCGACCGACTAAAAGCAAATAGTGAGATAGTATGAAAGCAAAGCAATTAAACTTCACAACGCCACAACAGGCGAAGAAATTATTGGCAATCGGTCTGCCTGCTAATAGTGCCGACTGCTATTGGGAACCAGTACCCGGTTTTAGGGAGTACAATGTACCGAAGATTCGGAACAAGCACACCTACCGATACAAAGACTTTTTCAAGGCGACCAATGACTACTATGTTCCGTGTTGGTCGGTTGCTCGTCTGATTGAGATTGAAATGATATGCGACACAACCGAGCACAAGACTGCTTTAGACCGTGCCTTGTCGGTGGACTGCTACGACATTATTCCGAACTTCAACCTCATCGACTGGTGCGTGAACGAGATCATAGGTCGTGCCAAAGAAGATAAGTATGACTTTTCAAAACTAACCAACTAACCCCCCCCACAATCATGCAACCAACAGTATTGGACAAAGAACTCGCACGGATCGACCGCGAGTTGGAGAAAATCTACCGCAAACGCGACCAAATCCGCGAACAAAGAGCGCAACTCTGCGACGAGTACATTAAGCAGCATGCACTCGTCCCGGCGCAATCGTTCGCCAAAGCCGTCTGGAAACGCAACGGCAAGACCTATCGCGGTGTCGTCTTCGTGACCGTCAATCACATCTACCAAAAGGACGACAAATCGTTCGAGGTGCTGCCGAACCTGCTCAAGTGCGAGCCGATCCCCGCCGACAAAGACGACGGCAACGGGCCGCACTACTACACCGAGTATTGGGAGAAGAAGCGCAAGTTCATCGTGTATGACGAACTGCTGAGCATTGAGCCTTACGACGCGCCGCGGCAAGTCTGCGGCAAGTGTATCTGGCTGCACGGCCGCAAGGAGGGCAACCAACTGCTGAGCGGGTGCGGCATCAACCTCGGCTATAAATGCAACGGCGGCAAGGGCTTCGCTTGTGACCGTTTCAGCTGGTGGAACATGGAGCAGCGTGTCGGCATGACCCACTACGAGTACATGCTGAAGCAGGCCACCGAAAGCGACAAAGAAACAATGGATATTCAATAATTATGAAAATCGGACTCATTGACATCGACCACCACAACTTCCCGAACCTCGCCCTGATGAAAATATCCGCCTACCACAAGGCGCAGGGCGATTCGGTGGAGTGGTACGACATGTTCGGCGGACATTTCGACCGCGTCTATGTCGCCAAGGTCTTCTCCTTCTCACCCGACTACCGCTACCCCATCGACGCGGACGAGGTCATCTACGGCGGCACCGGCTACCAAATACGACTCATCGACGGCAAAGAGACATGGACCGAGCCGAACAAGACCCGTTTCATGCACCGACTGCCCGACGAGGTGGAGCACATGTACCCCGACTATGCCCTCTACCACATCACCGACACCGCCTACGGCTTCCTCACTCGCGGCTGTCCCCGTGGCTGTTCGTTCTGCCATGTCGCCGCCAAGGAAGGCAAGTGCTCGCACAAGGTCGCCGACCTCAACGAGTTCTGGCACGGGCAAAAGAACATCTGCCTTTGCGACCCGAACATCCTCGCCTGCAAGGATTGGAAGCCGCTCCTTCAGCAACTAATCGACAGCCGCGCGGTCATTGACATCAACCAAGGACTCGACATCCGCATGATGACTGAGGAGAAAGCCGAGATGCTGAACAAGTGCCAACTGCGCCAACTGCATTTCGCTTGGGACAGGTACGAGGACGGACCCATCATCCTGCCGAAGTTCCGGCTGTTCCGTGAGGTATGGGAGCGACACCGCAAGTGGAACGAGCACGGGGTCATCGTCTATACGATCGTGAACTTCAACACGACCCCCGAGCAGGATTTGGAGCGAATCTACAAGCTGCGCGAGATGGGCTACTGGGCGTATGTCATGGTGTACGACAAAGAACATTGCGAAGACGAGTTCTACAAGTATTTGCAACGCTGGTGCAATAACAAGATAGCGTTCAATGCTTGCAAGCGTTTCGAGGACTTTGACCCGAAACTCGCGTGACCTTCGACGAGTATTTGAAATATAAGAACACAAAATAATATGCAACAGTTACACGTTTTCACAGCATTCAGCGGGTACGACAGCCAGTGTATGGCTCTCGACCGACTGCACCGCCACAACCCCGACTTCAACTACGAACTCGTCGGATGGGCGGAGATTGACAAGCACGCCATTGCCGCGCACAACGCCGTCTATCCCCAATGGGCGGACCGCAACTACGGCGACATCTCCAAGATTGACTGGTCGCAAGTGCCCGACTTCGACCTCTTCACCTACTCGTCGCCCTGTCAGGACTTCTCGCAAGCCGGTAAGCAGGCAGGCGGCACGGAGGGCAGCGGCACGCGCTCGTCGCTCTTGTGGGAGTGTCGCCGTGCCATCCTTGCCAAGAAGCCCAAGTACCTCCTTATGGAAAATGTGGCGGCGTTGGTCAGTCAGAAGTTCATCCGGCTCTTCAATGCGTGGCAGCTTGAATTGGAGCGTTACGGCTACCGCAACTTCGCCAAGGTGCTCAATGCCAAGGATTACGGCGTGCCGCAGAACCGCGAGCGTATCTTCATGGTCAGCGTCCTCGATGAGCAGGCGCGGTACGAGTTCCCCGACCCGATGCCGTTGCAAATCTGCATGAGGGACTTGTTGGAAAAGCGCAAGGTCGAAGAATACTACTATCTGAGCGAAAAGGTCGTGCGGTCTTACATCAAGCACATGCAACGGCACAAGGAAGCAGGCGACGGGTTCGCGTTCCGGCCGACTTTCGGCGAAGGCGTAGCGGTCAGCATAACCACCCACAACGGGCAAAGGAACACCGACAACTTCATATTGGAACCTATCAACACCGACGAGGACGGTTGCGCCCGGACTATCAACTGCCACTATCCCGACATGAACCTTGACAGCATCGTGAACAAAGGCAGCGAAGGTTTCGGATATGTGCGGACTGCAATCGTGGAGATTGAGGGCAACGAGTTCCGAATCCGCAAACTAACGGAGCGTGAGTGTTTCCGGCTGATGGATGTGCCCGAAGAGTACATCGACCGCATACAAGCAGCAGGAATAAGCAGAAGCCAACAGTATAAAATGGCTGGCAATTCGATCGTCGTTGCCTGTATGTACCATCTGTTCCGCAAACTTTGGATCGATACACAAATCAAAACCCTCACCCTTTTTTAACGCGAAAAAACACGGCAAAAATGGAAATTGACAAGATTTATGACAAGATTTATGACAAGATTTAAAATGGAAATTGACAAGATTTAACATGGAAATTGACAAGATTTATAACATGGACTGCCTTCTCGGCATGACACACATTCCCGATGGCAGCATCGACGCCATCATCTGAATAACTAACCGCCGAAAGGCATAAAAACAATAGAAACATGGAGCAAAGAAAACGATTTGCACTCTCGTCCAGAGTGAAAGTAACAAAGGAGATTCACCGAGTAATCACCGAACACCTCCACCAAGACGTACCGAAGTATGACATCGACATCGACTTCCTGCCGCGCATCAACCTCGTGTACTATGGTCGTCCGGGAAACTGCTATTGGGGGCTAACCCTCTCGTGGCTCATCTGGGACATCAAAGCCCATTGGGAGAGCAACGGACTGCCACCCAAAATCAAACGCAAGAAGCCAGTCGTCCGGCGGTAGAATCAGCCCCAATTTGGGGCTTTTTTGATGCCTAAAAATGCCAAAAATGTTAAAAATACAAAAAAAGTGCAAAAAAAGTGCAAAAATATTTGCGTATATCAAAAAAAAGTATTATCTTTGCATCGAAATTAAAAAACAAGACGGGGCGGCAACCCGAAACAGCGGCAAAAGACTATGAAGACAGAGAACAACAAAGCGGTCAAGAGGTTCAACAAATTCGTGGCGGACTACCAAGCATGGACAGCCGAGACAGAGGACGGCATCCTGTACGAAGACGAGACCACCCGATACACCCTCACCGACATCTGCATCAAGAAGACCATGGTCACCTTCAAGACCAACTATCAGGGCTTCAACTCCAACACCTACACAGAGAAGGTCACCGAAGACTGGGACCTCGACGAATGGACAGACAAACTCCGCAAAGACCTCCGACGCGCCAAGCGGTACTGGGAGATGGACGGAGCAACCCTCGACAAGATAGCAGAGACCGGAGACCAAGAGGACGAGGAATAAGCCGGACCCAAATGACAGTCATTCACCTATAAAAACTGGCGGCAACAGTAAAGCGGCAACGAAAAAATGAAAAACGAATTTGGCTACACGATCAAGTATGTAAATGGAGACCTACTCCGACATGAGTATGTAGTAGATGGTTGCAATCACGAAGGAGAACCCGAACGCGGACTCTGGACTATCGAGAACACCTACTATGACACCAACAAGAAGGATGCACTAAAGCACATGCGGCAGATGTGCAAGAGTTACGATAAGGTAACAATATACGACCAGTGGGTCGATGAAGAAGACGGTTGCTGGGTATCTCAAAAGATTACCGACTATGTGAACGGCAAACCATTCAACTCAATAACAATGTAAGCCTATGGAAACAACCAAACAAGACAACACCGCCGCACAGCAGATCGGCATGAGGCTCAAACTGCTGCGCACAGAGCAACGACTGTCAAGCGTTGAGGTCTGCGAGCGAGCCGGAATCAAGAGACCAACACTATCAGCCATTGAAGGCGGGTACTACAACACAGGCATCCGGCAGATCACCGACGTAGCGAAAGCACTCGGAGCACATATCGAGGTCGTCAAAGACTAACAGACGACAACCAAGGCAAAGGCACTGACCAGACGGTCGGTGCTTTTTTTGTGCCCAAAAGTAATCCGAAAACAAGGAATTGTAGGTATTGTGGAGGGTGATACTCATAAAGCCCCTGCCGCTTATAGAGTATAAGCCCCTGCCGCTTATAGAGTATAAGCACCCTCCGCTTATAGAGTATTAACCCCTTAAACATTTTGAATCATGGTAGAATACATGCTCAAAATCAACAACGGAAACGAGGCCTTCGGTACCTCCGGCAAGACCATCACCGCTTCCGAGGTCGTGAAAACCTGCGATGCTGCCGAACTCGCCCGCGAGATTGCGCACTACGCAGAAGTAGTGAACGAACGCACGTGCAAATTCGTGCTTGACAACTTCCTCGCTGCCTGCGTGCAGAAGATGGCGGAAGGCAAGGCGATTGTGCTGACCTACGATGGCAAGGCTGCGCTGCGCATCTACCCGGATGTTCACCTCAAAGCCGAGTCCATCAATCTTGCCAAGGCGCAGGAACTTGACCCGACCGTGACGGAGATCAGTCTGGAGAACGTGACCGACATCGTGCGCAAAGCCGGCGGTGTGGTAGTACGCGCCAAGGCGGAAGTCGAGCAACCGCTGACCGATGCGCTGCGTGCGCTGAGTCCGAGCCTGTCGCTGACCGAGAAGAAGGAGATTCCTCGCGTTCAGCGTGTGAACGGCCAAGGCGGCAACAACGGCGGCAACAACGGCGGCGGCAACCAAGGCAACAACACCGAAATCGGCTAAGTCCGACCAAGCGTAGGGCGGCTGATAACTGCCCTGCGTTACTACAAAAAGACGTTCTTTGACATTCTGAGACAGACGGATTTGCATACTAAAGTTACGAAAAGTATGCAAAATTTTAAGAAAATGCAAAAAAAGTGCCTAAAAATTTGCATAATCCAAATAAATGTAGTACTTTTGCACCGTCAAAACTAAATAGCAAGGCGGACGACCGCCACGAGAGAGTGGCTTTTATTATGTCCGATGCCGCAAAAGTATAGGTATCAGTACCCCGTGGAGTAGTTGTAATGGCTCTCCAAACCTTGCTAAATTGGTTTTGACAACGGGTAGTACTGATACTTTTGTTTTAACAGTCAAAAAAATTTAGTTATGAAAGAAGTATTCGTAGAGGGTTTCCAGAACCCGGAGAAGGAAGTCATGGAGAAAGTGCAAAACTATTTCCGCAGTCACGGCTTCACAAAAGAGTGTCCTACCGATTCTTTGGAGGACGGTGCAAAATTCACATTAGACATTCAAGGCACGATTGACGACTTTGAGGTGTCCGTCAGTTACAACGACTACAAGCCGACCAAGTTGGTCATTCGTGAGATTATGGCTCTTGACCCGCGTATCAGCAATGTTCGTGCGGAGCGTTTCCTTTCGGGCGAACACTACAACGAGCAGTTGCATAACTTGGAGTTTGAGCCTATCTTCGTCATGGTGGACGGCAAACTGATGCAAACAACCCTTTATGATTGGATCATCTATGGCACCCGCAACATCGACTACACCCGCCGTTGAGGTGTGGAAAGACATCGAAGGCTTTGAGGGTCGGTACGAGGTAAGCAGTTTGTCCCGTGTCCGTTCCGTAGTTCGGAAGGTGCGTTTTACTCATCTTGGTAAGGACTACACTCACACAATGGGCGGCAATATAATCTCGCAGTCCATCGGCTCTACTGGCTACTATCGGGTGCGGCTGTTCCTCAACCATACCGAAAGCAAGACCCTATTTGTTCACCGCCTTGTAGCCGAAGCCTTCATCCCAAACCCCGACAATCTTCCCGAAGTCAATCACAAGGACGAGTGCAAGACTAACAACCTGCCGAGCAACCTTGAATGGTGCGATAAGAAGTACAACATCAACTATGGCACGGGCAAATACAAAAGTGCGGATTCAAGGTCGAGAAAGGTCGAGCAACTGACTATTGACGGTCAGCATGTAGCCTTCTATCCTTCCATCCGTGCCGCTGCAAGAGCCATAAACGTGAACTTTGCCCATGTGCAAAAAGCGGTACATGAGCACCACCGCGTTTCTCATGGCTACCGCTGGAGATTGGTAAACTAAAACACAAGCAATATGGACAAGAGTTGTAACGACATAAATGCACAAGTCGAAAGGTGCATTGCAATGGCGAACGAGTTAGGCGGCAAGTGGACTGCAAACGCTCACCACCGAGCAGATGTGCAATACTTTGCGCAGATTGGTCGGAGAGTGAAGACACAACGCGGCATCCCGATGTTCTCGCCGGACAAAGACCGAAAATACCCTCTTATTATAGTGCAAGCGGCTGAGCCGGAACCCGAACCCGAACCCGTGGCGGTGGTAGCCGAAGAGCCAAAGCCTACAAGGAAGGTAGAGCCTACACCTACGGAGAAAGCGGAACACATGATGTCATTCACGGCTTGGATGGATGCAAGTGAAGAGAACCGAAAGAAGATTCAAGACGCGAACCGACACGCTTTCATCCGTAAGATGTATGCCGAACTGCTGACCGATTACACGGTTTGTCAGTTGGAGGGATGGGATATGTTCGAGTTTCCGAGGATGTTACGCGATGCTTTGACGGTCTGCTTCCCGAAACAGCCAAAGCAACTGACACTGCAATTTGCAAATTAGCGGCATTTTCCAAAATATCAAGGTACCAACCGAGCCGTCTGTCTGAGAAGATAGGCGGCTTTTTTTGTGCCAACCCATAAACAACAACATATATGACAAACGAATCAATCACATTGCGGCAATTTCGCCAATATTTCGACCTTCGGGAGGTCGTGTCAAAACAAGTTTACGAACGATACGGGCAGGCTTGTTGGTCATTCTTCGACATGCGACTGCTGGCGGTGGTGGTGTGGCTCAGGCAGAACCTCGGCATCCCGTTGTACTGCAACGATTGGGACATGGGAGGCAAGTTCGATGAGCGCGGCTTCCGGGCGAACCTCGACCCGTTGGTGGCGAGCAAGACCAAGGCCGGCAAACTCTACTGCTCCGCCCATTGTCGCGGTCAAGCTATCGACCTCTCGTCCGGCAAGATGACCGCAGAGGAGATGCGCCGCTGGATTCGTCAGCATCGCGAGGACCTGCCGTACCCCGTCCGGATGGAGAAGGACGTGAACTGGCTCCACCTCGACGTCGCCAACACCACCACCGACATCTTGGTCGAGTTTAAGGCATAACCCTGACCGCTTGGGTGATAGCGGGGAGTTTACTTTTTTGCTAAGTGGCCGCTGCCCTCACGGGTGGCGGTTTTTTCGTGCTTTTTGCCCAATAGTAAACCAATTTGCGGCATTTGTGCGTATTATAGAAAAAGGAATACGCATATGAAATTTTTAACGATTGACAAAATCAAGCAACAGCTTCGGCTCGACTGCACTTGCGAGGCAGAGCTGCTGACCGGCTACGGCGAGGCGGCTGAAGAGGTGGTGCTCGACATCATGGGCTGCACCTACGACGAGGCCGTGACCAAGTACGGCAAGTTCCCGCAACGGGCGATTAACGCCGCTCTGATGCTGGTCGATACGTGGTACCAGTTCCGCACCCCCGTCGCTGACCGCACCATGTCCGTTGTGCCCTACACGTTTGACCTCCTGATGAAACCCCTTGCGAAACTATGAGAAAGTGTGAATGTCCATATACCCTGAAGGTGCCGGAAGGTAACGCTTTTCAGGTGGTTTTCCCGGTCAAGACGGCCGAGTGGAAAGACGGCGAGCAGATCGTCGAAGTGGCAGATGTCCGTGCGCTGACCGACATCGCAGTCAAGGTGGACGGCGAGGAGTGGACGGCTTGGGACGTGGAAGAGCGCGGCCCGATCCTGACCTTTGCCGCCGACAGCCTGCAACGGGGCGTGCATAACGTCGAGATAACCGCCAACTACTTCGGTGTGGCGATTCGTGCGGCGTACTTCGAGTGCATCACCATCGTGCAATGGTCCTACGAGTCGAACGTCGGAGCGCATATCATCGACAGTCCGATGGTCGCCGAAGCCGCGTATATCTATGTTGGCATCACGGACGATGACGAGTTGGAGGCCCTCAAGCAGCAGTACCGTGAGGCGACGGCGGCTTGTGAGACGGCTCGGCTGGAGTACGAAGCCGCCAAGGAGGAGTTCGACGAGAAAGCGGAGCAACTGGATGACGTGGCACAGCAGACGACGCTGGTCGAGGGTATCGCTTCCGTGCTGCAAGAGTTTGCACCGTTGGCGACGACCGAGCAACTGACGACCGTGGCGCAGGACATCCTGACTGCCATCAGTCACATCGACATCGACACGACCACCCTCGCCAAGGAGCAGACGCTGACGAACGGAATTCAGTCGATCCTCACCGCGCTCAATCCGAAAGCGACCACCGCCGACGTGACCGCTGCCAAGCAAGCTATCCTCGATGCGCTGAGCCATATCAGCCCGACAGACCCCAACTCGCTGGCACTGGCACAGTTCTTCGGGGTCACCCTGTTGCAAGGCTATGAGTTCATGACCGACACCGAGGTGTGCGACGAGCTCGAAGACATCATGCGCATCATCGACCCCAACCTCACCGCGGCACAAGCGGCGGCGATAACTGCACAAACGTTAAACCCATCAGAAAGCTAACAATATGAACGAAATTCAAAAAATCTTCAGCAACTACCTCTTCCGCGTCATGGCGACTTGGTTCGGTTTCTATATCCAAGACAAAATCCTCGAACCCATCCGGCAGGCACAGCAGATTGCGGACACATTCACCATCCGCAATGTCGGCACGCAGGACAACGTGGAGGGCATCGTCAATGCGTTTGCACGGCAGCCGGGAACGGGTGAGACCGAGCATGAGCGGCTTGTGACGCAACAATGGCCGGGTGACGAGGCGGCCACGCAGCACACGGTGTATGACAGCATCATGTATATCGGAGGC